ACTTGAAAAATATTTGAAAGGGGGCGCTAACGTGGAACAGAAAACGGCGTTGACAATAAAAGAAACGGCGAAAGCCTTTAACTTTCCCGAATATGCCATACGGACGCTGACGAAGCGCGGAGCGTTCCCCGTTATTCAAGTCGGGAAACGGTGCTATATCGTCCGGCAGGTGTTCGAGGACTATTTACAGAAAGGCGGCGAACGGTATAATGCCAAACTTTGATATAACCATATGGCAAGTCCCCGGGCGTCGCGGCATACCCGACAGTGCAAGGGGGTTTACCAAGGCTTACACGATAGAACCCGGCGACACCGCCGCCCTTGCCGCCGCCGTTTCCTATGATAATTGCCTTGCCGAATATGAGGGCGGTTACAGGACGGGCAACAAATTCAAGCGTTCTAACGTGGTAATGGCAGACAATGACAACACGCACAGCGACGACCCCGCCGACTGGATACAGCCTGCCGACATTCAAGCGGCGTTTCCCGGCGTTATGCTCTACCAGTACCCAAGCCGCAACAATATGAAAGAAAAAGACGGGCGCACACCGCGACCGAAATTTCATAATCTGTTTGTCATTGAGGAAACCACGGATAAAGCCGTATTCACCGGATATATGACCGCCTTAATCGAGCGTTTCCCGGAACTTCGCTTTGACAAAGAAGTAAAGGGCGCGGCGCAGCTCAATTTTGGGGTAGAGGGCGCGGAGGTTACATTCATAGACGGTGAAAAGACCTTGACGGAGTTTTTCGGCGGCGCGTGTCAATCTAACGGGGATACCGCAAGCGAAAGCACACAGGACACAGAACCGCCGGAATATCCTGGTATTATCCCCAAAGGCAACCGGGAACAGGCAATGTTTGACGAAGCGACGCGCATTGTCACACGTTACGGGGACACGCCGGAAAGCCGAGCGATATATGACGAGTTTATCAAGCGGCTTGAAGTGATACCAAAAGAAGCAGACCCGCCGCAGCCTAAAGCCGGGTACTTTTGGGCGCGCGCTCAAAAGCATTATCACGATAAAACCGAGAAAAGACCGGGCTATAAAGACCCGAAAGAATTCAACGCCACGGCGCAAGCGGATTTTAATGACGCGCCAAAAAAGCGCAAGCCGTCAATCTCATATCATGTAACCCTGTCAAAGGCATATATCAGCGAACACCGCTATATTGTCGGCGTTCAAAAGCTATGCAAGGGCGGTTACGGAAACGACACCATATATGAGTATCGCGGCGGCATATGGGTACCGTGTTCGGACAGCGACGTAAAAAGCACACTTGCAAAATGTGTTATCAGCGCGGGCAGTACGCCTGACCCGAAAGAAGTTGACAAGGCATACCGTGTAATTCTAATGAGCGGCAAGAGGAAAGACATTGAGGAATTCAACGGCAATGAAAACCTTGTATGTTTCCAAAATGGCGTTTACCGGCTATCCGACGGCGCGAAGCTGGAACATTCGCCGGAATACTACTTTACATTCCGATTGAACGCCAACATACCCGACGAAATCCAGCCGACCCCGTATTGTGATATGTGTATCGGCAATTTTGGGGACGTGGGCAAACAGACCTTGCTATATGAGTTTTCAGGCGGGGTTATGTCCAATGTCCCCGGACACCGTTTCAAGAAAGCGTTGTTACAGTATGGCAAGGGCGACGCGGGCAAAACGCAGTTAAAGAACCTTGTAGAACGCATTGTAGGAGCGGGCAACTATAACAACGTGGACTTGTCCGACCTTGAAAACAACCGCTTTTTATCGGCGGCGTTCCAGCCCGTCCGCGTGGGCGGCTCAAACGATATGTCAAACGTCCGCATACGCGAGGAAAAAATCTTTAAGCAGCTTACGGGCGGCGACAGCATACAAGCTGAAAACAAGGGCGAAAAAGGCTTTACATTCCGCTATAAAGGTTTTCTATGGTTTTTGGCTAACAACCTACCATTGTTCGGCGGCGACAAGGGCGAACACGTTTATAACCGCTGGATTGTGTTCTATTGCGAAAATTCCGTACCGCCGGAAAGACAGATTAAAGACCTATGCGACCGTATGTTTGAGGAACGCGACAGCTTTTGTATTAAAGCCCTGCAAGCGTTTCAACGGGCGGTTAGCAACAATTACACATTCACCATCCCCGAAAGCTGTAAAGCGGCAAATGCCGAATATCAGCGCAAGAATTCAACGGTTAGAACATTCATAACCGAGTGTTGCAAGCCCCTTGACCGCGACAAAGTGCCAAAAGAGCAGACGACCGGGAAATTATGGGCGGCGTTCAAAGAATGGACGCGCGAGGGCAATTACTATTTGCCGGGTAAAAGCGAGTTTATACGGGAACTTGCTGCAATCGCTGGAGTTGACGAGAAAAGCCTAATCTATCACACCAAGGACGGCAACTATTACCCGTATATATTGACGGACGAGTATATCAAGGAACTATCGCCTTTTGGAGTGGAGGCGCTATGAGCGGTGAAAGAATTCTTTCAAAGGCGAAAGTTTTTCCGATAAATCTTTCACCGCTCAAACCCTTAATACATCAGCATTTTAGGGCGACGGTGAAAGAAATGAAAGAGATTAGACCTATCGCAGGTAAAAAAAAAGAATAACCCACACAGGAGGAGGGAAAGAGAGTGTTCATAAAGAGAATGGGCGAAAAATTTTTCATTTCTTTCACCAACGTCGGCAAAGTGAGGTATGACGGGCTATTCGGGGCTTTGAATTTTTTCACAAATCTTTCACCGCTGAAAGAATTCTTTCACCGATACCCCCCCCGCCCCTGACGGAAAGAACAGGGCGGCAAAACACCGACGCCGGGGTTTACTTTTCCCCCGCATGGACAAAAAGTTTTCACAGAACACCAACCGCGAAAGGAGGTTTTCATAAATGGGTATTTTATCCAACCTATTCAGACCCAAGCCGCAGGAGCGACACGCGGTAATCGAAATCAATAACAGCTTTACCGCCTTTTCCGGGACGGCATACGCAAGCGCGACATTCCGGGCGGCGGTTGACGCTATCGCCAGACACGCGGGAAAACTGACGGCGCACAGCAGCGACAAGGGGCTTGAAACCCTGCTCCAAGCAGTCCCCAACGCCTACATGACCCCGTTTGACCTTTTGAGCAAAACGGCGGCAGCATACTTCACAAGCAACAACGCCTTTATCCTGTTAGAGCGTGGCAACAATGGCGTAAGTCAAATTTACCCCATCATACCGTCAAGCGTTGAGTTTTCCCCCGGCACGGACGGGCAGTTATACATGACCTGCCTTTTCCATGACGGCAAGCAAGCAACTTTCCCTTATGGCGATATTGTCCACTTGCGCCGCCACTTTTACGGCAACGACCTTTTGGGCGACAGCAACGCGCCGTTGTATCCGCTTTTGGACACGGCGCAGACGCTCAACCAAGGTATAGCCGCAAGCGTCAAAAACGGCGTGAACATTCGGGGCGTTCTCAAATTTACATCGCTTGTCAACCCCGAGCAGGTGCGCCGGGAAAAGGAGCAGTTTGTCGCCGACTACTTCAACCCGACCAATTCCGGCGGCGTGGCGGCGACCGACCAACGCTTTGACTTTATCCCGACCAATACAACGCCGTACACCATACCGCAGGAGCAAATAGAAGCCGTCAACCGCCAAATATACGACTATTTAGGCATTAGCGCGAAAATCGTATCCGGCAGCTACAACGAGGACGAATTCAGCGCGTTCTATGAAAGCGTCATTGAGCCGTTCGCCCTGCAACTATCGCAGGAATTCACACGTAAGGCTGGCGCGGAAATCACGTTCACAGCGGAACGACTGGAATTTTCCAGCGCGGCGACCAAGATTAAGCTATTACACGAAGCCGCCCCGTTAGGGTTAATGACGCTCAACGAAGCGCGGAAACTGTTAGCCCTGCCGCCCGTGACCGACGGCGACAAACGCTTACAGTCCTTAAACTATGTATCCGCAGATAAAGCCGACAAATACCAAATTGAAAGTGAGGTTTAACCCATGGAAAAACGAAGCTATGAAATCCGAGCGGCGGGCGAACCGCTCAAATTAGTGGGCGTGGCGGTGGTATTCAACCAGCCCGCGCAAATCGGGAATGTTACCGAGGTTATAGCAGCCGAAGCCTTGCGCGGCGTTGACCTGTCGGACATTGTGCTAATCACGAACCACGACGGCGCGCAAATACCCCTTGCACGAAGCCCGAAAACCCTGTCCCTTGAAATTACCGACAAGGGGCTTGAAATGCGGGCGGAACTTCCCGACACCGAAGCCGGGCGCGCGGTATATGAAGCCGTCAAGCGCGGCGACCTGTCGCAAATGTCCTTTGCGTTCGACATTGGCGACAGTGCCTTTGACGAAGCGACGCAGACCCGAACTATTACGGCAATCAGCAAGATTTATGAAATCTCTATCGTAAACTTTGCGGCGTACAAACAGACCACAATAACGGCGAGAGCCGAAAAACAGGAGGAAAAAGAAATGTTTAACCCTATTACCGCAAGCCTTGAAAAGGGCGCAAGCAATCCCGACACCCACGCAACCCCCGAATACCGCGCGGCGTTCTTCAAGTCCCTTTTGGGAAAGGAACTGACCGACAACGAAACCCGCGCATATCAGACGGCGCAAACGGAAAAACGCGCCGATGCGTTTAACACGCTTTCCAATTCGGCGGCGGTTATCCCCACGCAGACCCTTAACGAGGTTATATCACAGGCGCGACCCGTGGGTGGTTTATTCAATGAAATTCGCCTGTTCAATGTCCCCTCTAACTTGTCCGTACCAGTGGGAACGCCCACAGACGCGGCAAGCTGGCACACCGAGGGCGCGGCGGTAGAGCGCAAGAACACAGCGACCACCGCGGTAACATTCACCGGGCGCGAACTTATCAAAATACTTTCCATGTCGGCGGCGGTGAAGCGCATGGAAATTGCGGCGTTTGAAAGCTATCTGACCCAAGAACTTAAAAACAGCATTTCCGACGCGATTAACGCGGCTATCGTTAGCGGCACAGGCGCGGGGACAGGGCAGCCCACGGGCATATTACCCGGCATTACATGGAACACGACCAACAGCATCGAAACGGCAAGCCTAACCGCCGATAATCTGCTTGCGGCAATCGCCAAACTTCCCGCAGGCTATGTGGGCGGCGCAAAATTCGCAATGTCCACGGCAACCCTTTTCGGGCAGGTGTACCCGCTCAAAAACGGCGAGGGCGACTATATGTTTACCGACAACGAGCGCGGCGGCGTTCATCGCCTGTTCGGGTTTGAAATCGTCCTTGACGACAATATCCCGGCGGGAACGGTGCTTTTCGGAAACTTCCGCTATTACGGCGTAAACGTACCCGAGGGCGTGGCGGTTGAGGTTAGCCGTGAAAGCGGCTTTACGTCCGGACTTATCGACTACCGCGCTTTGTGTATCGCGGACGGCAAGCCCATTGTCCCCGGTGCGTTCGTTAAAATCGAAGTCAACGCGGGTTAAGGGAGCCGCTAATAGCGGACACCCTTTGAACGGAGGTTAAACCCATGATTTTCAACATAGATGAAGCCCGCGACATATTGCGGATAGACGACACGGACAACGACGAAATCATTTACCCGCTTATCCAAGCGATACCGTCCTACCTGACCGAAACGACAGGTTACATTGCCATGGGGGACTATTCCCCCGTAGCGCGGACGGCGGCGCGGTTTATCCTGCAGCAATGGTATTACGGAGAAAACGCCGATACCGACAAACTACAGCGCGTCATTGACTGCCTGTTAAAGGCGCTGTCCGCTGAAAGGGCGATACTATGACGCAGGCGGCTTTCTACAATTCCACGGCATGGCGGCGGCTGTCGCGGGCGTTCCTGTTATCAAAATGCTACGTCTGCGAACGCTGCGGCAAGCCTGCCGACATAGCACACCACAAAAAACACTTGAACCCGGCGAATATACAAAACCCGGATATATCCCTAAACCCGGCGAACCTTGAAGCCCTCTGTATCGACTGCCATAACATCGAGCATTTCAGCGCGGGTGCCGCGACTTGCCGGGGACTTGAATTCACGCCCGAGGGCGACATTAGAAAGGAGCAACAACTATGAACACGAAAACCGAAACCCACGAACAGGAACGGGCTTTTGTCATTAGCCGCCTGTCGGAAGAAATGATATACCTTGAAAAGCAACTTGATGAAATCAAGGGCGAGGGCGACAGCAAGGAATACCGCGCCTTGCTCAAAACCTACACGGATACCGCCAAACTCTACTTGCGGCTTGTGAGCGAGGACGAAATCGAGCAGACCCAAGCCGACGCATTGACAGAATTCAACACGCCGTCCCCCTATGACGAGGACGGGCGCGGACTGCTTGTAATATGAACCATATTGTCGGATACAACGCGAAAATTCAGTCCGGCGAAATATCAGCTTCAAGACGGGTTAAGGCTGTATATGCCCGCCTTGCGGCTGACACGAATTCAATTCGGGGCGGGTATATGTTCGACGAAGCCCGCGCCAATCGCCCCATAGAGTTTATAGAGCGGTTTTGCAAGCACTCTAAGGGCGAATGGGCAGGGCAGAATATCCGGCTTGAACTCTTTCAAAAGGCGTTTATTCAAGCCCTGTTCGGCTTTATGGATAAGGAAACAGGTTTACGGCAATACCGGGAAAGCTTCTTCCTTGTGGGGCGTAAAAACGGCAAGAGTACGCTATTAGCCGGGTTAGCCCTCTATATGCTCACGTCCGACGGCGAGGGCGGCGCGGAGGTGTATTCAACGGCGACCAAATACGCGCAGGCGCGGTTACTGTTCGACGAAGCCCATAACATGATAAAGCAGTCGCCCGACCTGTCGAAGCACTTCAAAAAGCGTAAAACCGACCTGTATTACGCGCCGTCCATGTCCAAATTCCAACCGCTGGCGCGGAACTCTGACACGCTGGACGGCTTGAACTGTTCCTTTTGCGTCATGGACGAACTGCACGGCGTGAGGGATAGAAACCTTTACGAGGTTATGCGCCAATCCCAAGCCGCCCGCCGTCAACCCCTGCTTGTGATGATAACGACCGCCGGAACCGTGCGGGAATGTATTTTCGATGATATGTATAGCCATGCGGCGCAAGTCGCGGACGGGGTAATCAAAGACCCGCGCTTTCTGCCTATTCTCTATGAACTGGACGACCGCGCCGAATGGACAGACCCGAAAGCATGGGTTAAGGCGAACCCCGCTTTATGCTCCATTAAGAAGCTGGACGACCTAACCGCCAAGGTTGAACGGGCGAAGCAGAACCGCAACGAACTTTCGGGCGTTCTCTGCAAGGAATTCAACGTCCGGGAAACCGTGAAAACGGCGTGGCTATCGTTTGACGATATAAACAACGAGGAAACATTCACCCTTGACAACTTCCGGGGCGCATACTGTATCGGCGGCGTTGACCTGTCCATTACGACGGATTTAACTTGCGCGTCGCTCCTGTTTATGAAGCGCGGGGACGATACGAAATACATAACGCAAATGTATTTCCTGCCCGCCGACAGACTGCAAGAGCGCGTCCAGCAGGACAAAATCCCTTATGACAAATGGTTTGAACGCGGGCTTTTACGTTTATGCGCAGGCAATTCAATCAACTATTCCGACGTTACAGCGTGGTTTGCCGAAACCGTCAAGAAATATGAACTGTTCCCGGCATGGGTTTATTATGACAGCTATTCGGCGCGGTACTTTGTGGAGGAAATGGCACTGCAAGGCTTTAATATGGTTAGGTGCATACAAGGCGCGAAAACTCTGTCCCTGCCTATGCAAATGTTAGGCGCGGACTTGCAGGCGCGTAAAGTCGTTTACCAAAATAACCCTATCTTGAAATGGTGCTTGACGAATACAGGCGTTCAGACCGACCGCAACGGCAACATTGTACCCATAAAAAACCAATCGCCCCGGCAACGGATTGACGGAGCGGCGGCATTGCTTGATTGTTACGTCGGACTATATGAGCATTACAACGAATTCACAAACGCAATTTAGCCCTAAATTGAATTGAGGGCAACGAAAGGGGCATTGTTATGAAGCTGAAAGACAAGAAAATCGAGATATTAGCGGTTACGACGATTAAAGACCCGGAGGGCTTTCCGACGCAGGTTTTAGCCCCTATCGCCCCGCCGCTATGGGCGTATTTTCGGCAGCTTTCCGGGAAAGAGGTTTACGCGGCAATGTCCGTTCAGGCGACCGAGGACGTTTTATTTGTCATAGGCTATCGGACGGACATAACCACGGCGCATATTGTTCGCTTTCGCGGCGTGGATTATGATATTACCCGCGTTGACACGTTCGAGGGGTATAAACAGGATTTAACGCTGTATTGCAAGAAAAGGGCGTAAACATTACTTACGCCCTCTGAAAACTCAATATGTTCCTCTGCAATCCGTACACCATGATTGATTGCGAATATCACCGTTCCCCATTTTTCTAAACCCAAAATCGCTAAGGGGCTTTTCCTGCCCGCAGTTTGGGCAAATTCGCGTTGGTTCACTACCGTTATAACCGCTTGATTGAATAATCGGCTTTTCTTTGTTTGCGTTATCGTCTTTCTTACCAAACATATATTACTCCTACCTTTCCTAAAACGTTTATTCGTTTACTAACCCAAGAATCCAATTTAACCAACCCTTGATAGTAGAAGAACGGCGCTCAAACGTGCTATCACTACCAACATTATAAAGGTTAGCCGCTTTCATAATCTGGACTATTTCATCAGTTGAGGGCATACTTCCGCTTGCAAGGTACTTTCGGAGGGTATCACTGAAAGCCTTATGTGAGAGTATTAAGTCACAAAAAGCTAATTGACGTTGCTTATAACTTAATCGCAAAAGCCTCTTGCCGGTATCGCTCAACCCATAAATTGGCATTGTCCCGTCTTTGTGTTTTTCCAGTAAACCGAGATACCGCGCCGCGTCGGTGTAATAATTCGTTTGTCGAGCGTCAAAGGCGTATTGTTCTGTTACGTCGTTGCGGCTTAATTCCTGTTCGCCTAATAATTCGCAAATGTTAATTACGCGCTCGAAACTATCCGCTTGCGGGAAAGGTATTTGCGGTTCAATAGTAATTACGACGTTTTGCAAAACTGCTTGAATGTCCGTTATTTCAATGGCTGTATCTTCAATCGAGTAGTTTTTCTGACTAATCAAGACCAACGAATTATAATTATTCGTATCTTGAAAAGCGTATTCATATAACCGATAAATGCCGTTTGAATAGACCATGAATAGCGGCCTGACTTGCTTTGTAACGCGGCTTTGCCATACTCTAAAAGGATAATATAGCTGTCTTACTAAAAAATCCTCTGATAAGTCGC